AACGTTACATTAAATCGCGCCGGGACCGCCAACCATCATCCCGGCACGATTAAACGTAACGTTATCCATTATGCGAAGCGCCTAAGACGACATGACAATCTCACCAGAGCCATCCGTCAGTTGCCACCAAACACAAAACGGTTCGATTGACTGAAGCCTGATACACGCATCGAACTGGGTCTGAACTTCGTCTTCATACTCGTAGCCGGGGTTATCGACCAGCTCGTAAGTCAGGATCATTTCATAATCTCCATTATGCGAAGCGCACTGAGTATAAATGCAGAAAAGAGGACAGAAAGACGGTTTGCGCGCCGGCTCGTACCTCGCCCGGCGTGCAAACCCGCTCATCACCACAGGAATTGCCCCTTCTGGTACGGCACGACGGTCAGGTTCGGGCCTCCCGCCGGTTGCACAGCTGCAGCGTGAGCGGGAGGCATCGTCGGTGGCGGGGCGTTTTGGGCGTGCTGATTTCGCTGGTCCTGAGGCGAACCGCGGTCGGGCTTGGTGTCGTCGAAGTAGCCGTTCTGCACGACCGACATGCAGAAGCGAAATGACACATCCAGGCGGGTGCCCTGCTGGGTGTTGCATCGGCACCCCGTCAACCCTTCATCGCTGTCGCCCACCTGCATGCGCTTGTAGTTGCGGGCGATCAGATCGCGGTCGGTGGTGGCGATGCAGATAGGTTTCGGGAAGGCTTGCGGGCCGGTCAGGCCGTCATACACCGGCGCCGATGCTGGCAGGTCCTGCACCCTCGGGACCCGCTTGCCCAGGTACTGCTCGACGGTGAGCGGTGCCGATTGTTCGTCATCGGAAGCGCTTGGCCGGATAAACGACCCGACCGTATCCCGTACCTGATCGACCATGCTCCCGGCCGGCGCGCTGGTGGCTGTCGCGGCTTGCGCTTTCTCGGCGGCATAGCGCTCATAAGCGCGATATACGAGGATGCCGGCACCGAGGATCACGCACAGCGCCAGGATGAACTTGGTCGGCACCTTGGTCTGGAAGTGGTGCTTGGCGTTGCTGCTGGTGTAGGCGCTGAAATAGCGCTTATCCAGGCGCAGCGACTTCTTGTCGGCGTCCTTGAAGCTGGTTTTCAGCTCGACCTTTTCCACCACCACTTCCGACTCGAAGCGCAGCAGCTGAGCTGACTTGAACACGCGCCAGTAGTGAATATGGGAGTTGCACAGCCGGCGCAGATGCACATCGAGATAGCGCGGGTCCTGGGTGACGAGGTGAACCTCATGGCCCTGGTGGCGCATGGTCTCGAAGCGAGTGATGTGCTCCGGTGGCCGCGCCCGTGGATCGCGTGCGCCGAACCAGCCCTGCGCTTCGTCCACGACGATGATCGAATCGTTTGGCAGCTCGAACCACTTCTCGGGATCTTCGAACTCGAACCACTGCGCTTGCAGCTGATCGGGCTTAAGGCCGTTGATGTTGTGGAAGTAGACGACGCGGCCTTCGGCGTGGGCCTTCTGATCGACTTCGCGGATGGTGTTCAGAGTCTTGCCATGGCCGGGCTTGCCGGTGCGGATAACGAGCATGACGGCGCCTCCTTAGGCTTCGATAGAGGTGCCGCCCGGCTTGTGCCAGACCTGAGCACGTTTGCGGTCGGTGGCCTTGTCGACGCCGGCGAGCATGAAGCGCGTCGAGATAGCAGCGAAGTACAGGTTCACCACCACATCGAACTTGGCCAGCCCGAGAATCCCCTGGATCACCGGCCCGATATCGCCAATCAGGCCGAACAGGTAGTCCTGCGCCTGGCCAATGATGAGGTTAAAGCCCATGTAGGAGACGAAGCCGAACCCGATCATTTTCAGCACCATCTTCACCAGCGGGCCGACGACGATGATCAGCATCTGAACGATAAATAGAAATTGCATTACTGAACTCCTACGCCGCGGCCTACATACAGGGCGGCAAGAACGGTAGCCACGGCCACGAACAGGCCACTCAGGTCACTGGCGGCGCGGCAGAGCGGTTCATAGCTGAGCTGGAAAGTGCGACCGCCCGCAGTGGTCAGGCTGAAGCTCTCGTCGGCAGGACAGGCGGAAGGCAGAAAGCGGGTGCCCTGGTTGATAAAGGACGGCACGTCGATGACGCCGGAGCCCTCGTCCAGCTGGAACCGGTCGCCAGTTACAGCGGCCTCGATGGCGGATTCGTGTTTCTCGAAGTCAGCCTGTTCTTCGGCGTGGCAGCGCAGCTCCTTTTGCTGGCGAAGAATGGCGCATTGAACCGCGTCGCCTTCACAGCTCAGGGTTGCATCGCAGGGTTCACCACCGACGATGGATTTATCTTCATCCGTTTCTTCTTCACCTTCTCCTTCGCCGGACCCCGAGCCAGAGCCCCCGCCGCCTGATCCGTCACCATCATCCCCGCTTCCGTCTCCGTCTCCCGAGCCGCCATCGTTTGAGCCACCGCCGTCAGAGCCGCCACCATTGGAACCACCGCCACCCGAACCATCGTCGGGGTCACTTGGGTCGGTGGGGTCAGTAGGGTCGGTGGGGTCCGTTGGATCAGGGAGCGGCGTGTTAGGCGAGCAGAATGTACCGTTGTACGTGTAGCCGCTGGGGCAGTTGTTATCAGGGTCAGGAAGCGGGGTGTCGTCGGGGTTGGTGCTCTGGGTCGGATCACCTGGCTGCTGGCGGGTGTCTTCATTGCACTGGACGCCGTTGCCGGTATAGCTGTAAACGCCGAAGACACCAGAAGGGGTGCCGCTGCTGTAGACGTAGACGTTGCTAGCCGCGGTATAGCCGAACGAGTACTGGCAGCTATTGGCGCAGACCGAGTCCGGAGGCTCGATCACCGGCTGGCCAACCGCTTCTTTCATTTTGTGTTCGTGGGTGACGACTTGGCCGATAGTCGCTTCGCAGGCGCTGGGCTGGGCAATGCAAGCGCCGTCACTCGAATCAAACGTATAGCCGGTAGGGCAATTAGTGACATTGCTGATAACCACGGCTTGCCGGGTGGTTCGCTCGCCGGTCGAAATATAGGTTTGGTAGAAGCGGCAGTTATATCTGCGCGAAGGGCCTTCGTTAGAGAGCTCTGCCAGTTCTCGGAAAGAATATGTGTAACCCGCCTCGGATTGCCCGGCGATAAATGCATCACAAGCGGCACGGGCTGATGGGTACGTTGAATAGCCCTGGTAGTCACGAATACGCCAGGTCATATCTGCAAACGCTGCTTGCCCCCACATGATGAGTAGGAGAGCGAGAGCCTTAGAAATGGTCGCGTTAGTTGGCTTGTTCATCCCTACACCCGCCCAAAGAACACGAGATAAAACGCCAGCGTGGTGAGGATCAGGACGTACAGTTCGTAGCTCATTGGCGTTTCCCTAGAAGAGAAAACCCCGCCGGAGCGGGGTTTGTTTGCTTCGGCACATGCAGTGCGCGGTTTGCGGTTACAGGGCGCGGCGCATGTACTTGAACGCCATCGCGGCGATGATCACGGCGAAGACGGCCCAGCCGATGGTGCCGACGTCGGTGCCCGCGGTGTCGAGCGCGGCGGTGGCTTCGGCCGGGACTGCCGCGTAAACGGAACCGGCAGCAGCCGAGAGAGCGACGGCAGCGCCGAGGCCGATTTTCTTGATGAAGTGCTTGTTCAGTTGCATGGGTGATACCTCACTGTTTCAGGACTTTTTTCAGGACCAGGAAGCCGAACACGGTGGCGAATAGAACAATCGCTTCGCCTTGCAGCTCGGAGACTTGGTCCCAGGTCAGTGCAGAGCCGTAGAGGCTTTGCATTTCCTCGACCGTGAGGGCGACCAGCGAGCCGGAGCAGATGGGCGAGCCATCGGCGCCTTGCAGCCAGTCACCGTCACAGGCGAGAAAATTCATTAGCCGGCAACCTTGGCATGACCAACGGCAGCGGGCGCGGGATTGGCGATGCGGCGGGCTTGGCGCGGGTCCACCTCGAAGTGAATACGGTCATCCTTGATCGAGCAGGAAACGTCACACTCGTAGTGACCGACCGGCAGCACTTCCTGCTGCGAGGCGGCGTAGTAGCTGAACTTCTGCGGATACGGGACGCCCGGAAGATGCGCATAGGCTTCGGCCATCCAGTAGGCCTTTTGCGACTTGGCGGCGATGCCGGTACGGAAGTTGCCGGTGGTTTCGATCTTGATAGTCATAGCCATGGGTATTGCCTCTTAAAAGCCGAACAGGTCGGCAACGCAGGGAGTGCCACGCTCTTGGGGTTCCAAGAACCATTGGCGTTCGGGCTTGATGCCCTGGGACTGGCGAGCATCGAGCGCTGCCAGGGTTTCGTTTACTTGCTGTTGCAGAACCGGGTTTACGAAGGCTCGGGCCTGCTGTTGCTCTTGAAGGCGGCGGCGCTGGCCGCTGGTGAGCTGGGTGCCTTGGAAGCTGACGGTTCTCATGGGCGGAACTCCAAGCGCACGAGGTAGAGAGCAATGGCACCACCGGCGAGGGTGGCCAGCAGAGAGAGGGTCGCGGCGATCATTTACGTGCCGCCCATAGCGCTAGGAAGCACACAAACAGCAGGCCGAGGCACACACCTGCACCGATGTCGTACAAAATCTCGATCATGCGGCCACCGCCAGATGGTTCGGGCGCTGATACCAGCTCGGGATCGGCAGCACGGTCGATTTGGTAATCTCGCGGGCCTGACGGACGAAGACCGGCGCGAAACGCGAGGTATCGCAGGCGTTGCGGATGTTGATGCCGATGCGGTTGAGGCGCGCGGCATGCTCTTGGACGGCGGACTTGTTGAAGTCGAACTGCTGGCCGTGCATCCACTGAATCGCATACATGGCGGTGGTGTTCGCTGCACGGGTGGTGTTTACGATCTGCTCAGCCAAGAGCTGTTCGGATATGGAAACGATGTCCATGGCGGTCACCTTCAGTCGCTCGTCAATTCTCAAAAACTCGTCGTGGAGTTCGGCAAAACGCCGTTCGTCAAAGAGGCCCCAATAGGCCAAGCATTCACGCTGCAAAAATTCGTTCTTCAGCTCCTGCTCCATCCGAACCACGCCATGAAGGGCGCAGTAGTCGCGGACGCGCTGCACATACAGGAACTCGGGGGATTCATCGCCGTAGAGGCGCTTGATCTTGGGGAGAAGGTTCTCGCCCAGCTCAAATGCCTTGTCATAGGCCTTGCGATACTGGAGGCGCCCGCCTTTGCCGTTGCCCTTCGGGGTCCAGGCGACGGTGCGACCGTTGGGGTACAAAAAGCCGATGCTGTGCCCGATGCGCTGGGAGGACACACCGCGCAGGTAGGCCAGCACGTTGCCCTCTCCTACCGATACGTTGGTAGTGAGGTCGATACGCTCGATCTTGGCGCCATCTGCAACACGGTCGCCGGACTTGGCACCGGAAGTTCCGTCCCGAAGGTCTACACGTGTGCAGCGCGTGAAACCCGGCAAGCCGTACTCAGCCAGAAGCTGGTTGTAGACCGAAACACACTGCTCGATGGTCGAGAAGCCGAAAAGGTTATCGAGGCGCCCTACCCGGCTTGGGTTGCCCTCGACGCGGATTTTCCGGCCCTGAACGTGGATCGTGACCGAGGTGGAATAGCTGGCCTCATGCTTAAAGCGCGGCTGGCGGGTGGAAAGCACTTCATTGGTGTTCGTGTCGATTGTGATGGTCATCACATCGCACACAACCGGAAGGTCGTGCTGATGCTCTTGAGACACCGTTAGCCAATCGATAAACATCCCTGCTCCCCTCGACGCATGCATGCATGCATGCAAATCACATTGAGGCGGAATGTATACGGTTGAACTTGCATGCGTCAACACAAATCACATGCATGCACGTATGCTGATTGACGGGTGTCAATATGGACCAATTGAAAATGCCAGCAACGATTCGCCTTACGAACGCCGAGCAAGAGGCGATCCGGCAAAAATGTATAGAAATCAACAAGTTACTCGTAAAGCGCGGCATGCCGCCGATGCGGGATAGCGAGCTTGTGCACAAAATCCTCGATAAATCAGTGCCTTACGTGCAGATCAATGCATCTGGCGACGTGGTGATCGAGACCGAGTGACCCCGGGAATCCGGGGTAAAGTGGGGGTGTAACAGCACCCCCACCGCCGACCAGCTGAAAAGCGCGGCGGAACCACTGCAACTTCGTGACCTAACCGTCAGCGGTGCTGATGATCCTGGGAGAGCGGCAGAGAAACGCCCAGGTGCTGATCCATTTGGGCAGATCAGGGCGCGGGTTGAGGTAGTGGCGGGACACCGGGACGAAGATCGCGAGAAGCCCCTGGCGAGCCGTTGAGGCCGTCGGGGGCTTTTTCGTTGAGGGGAGATCGGCCGCTGCGCGGGTATCGTCGCGGGAACCGCGAGGCAATCAGTCAAGGGCGTGCAGGCGACTAATCGCCGCGAGCGGCGAGGTCGAGGATGAATTATGGTAACGTTACTTTATCTATTGCAAGTGCGAGCCAGATAGAAACATGCAATTAGAGTATTTATGGTAACGTTACTATAATTACAGCACGGACAACGAAACGGAGCTTAGAGATGCAAATCACAGATACCGGCGCCCACCTGATCACCTGGAAATACTCGAACAAGCCAGACCGGATAAACCACGCCATTGACCTAGACGGCGACCATATGCTGTTCGTAGTGAGCGCGGGAGAGTGGGGAGACTACGAATGGATTCTCGCAAAGGACGGTCACGCAATCATGCACTCGAACGACGCCTACGGCAGCCCGGAGCGTGCACTAATGCACGGCCTGAACAAATGCGACCAGGAGAACTACCTGTGATCGACACCAACGACAAAACAACCCAATCCCTCTCCCTGGACGAGCAGCCCGGGAAATTAAGTAACGTTACCGGTTTGCCTGATGAGAGACCGCACGGCGTGGTTTTCCCACCATGCCCGACTGCTAGAAAGCCTCGAGGCCGACCAGCGACAGGCAAAGCGATGACGGCAGCGGAGAAGCAGCGCGCCTACCGTGAGCGGATGAAATCAAAACAAGGCGGAAGCATGTCTGGCAGATGGATTCATATGTTTTGGGCGGACATTGTTCGCCTTCGTATCGAGCAGGATTCACTGAATCGAATGGCCTACTACGGCCGGTGCAACGGCGCTATCTATGCGCTTTATCAGGCTGAGGTGATTTCTTCCAAGATTTATTACCGTCTGGATGATTTGATCCACTCCGCAATGATTCATTCAGGCCGTCCGTTTGTTGACAGTCGCAATGCTGGGCCGGTTATTCCGCGTTATATCGCTATCCAGCGTAACTGTGAGGACGCAGAACCTAAAGCTGCAAAATAGCCCGACAAGCGTCCTGAAGGGCAGTTAGACGGGCGTCCAGAGCGGCGCCCTCGTCGTCTAGCTGAGCAACACGGCGGCGAAGCTCCCGGAGCTCAGCGAACAACATAGGGTAATCATTCAGAACGTGAAGTACGGCTTCCAGGTCGCTAGGACCTCGACCAGCCGCGTAGAGACGTGCCTGTTTAACCAGGTGAAGCGGGATTTCGAGTGGAACGGGAGCACAGCGCATAACCAACGTTACATTAAATCGCGCCGGGACCGCCAACCATCATCCCGGCACGATTAAACGTAACGTTATCCATTATGCGAAGCG